GTAGTATTTATACAATCCTAGCCCTTGATTAATTACTTCTCAACGACAAATTCATTAAGTTGTCGAGCAACTCTAATAACTTCTTCACCAGTGATTTCTCTTAAAGGTAAAGGTTTTTTGTCATTAGGAAAGTTATCGTTATGCGCATGAATGGCATCGATTTCTCTGTGATAGTTGCTGGTCAAAAGACCTTCTGCTTGACTTAGTAAGTCGGCTCTAATTTCGAACCCTGATTTATTATTTGTACTCATAATTTCCTCCTGTGTGTATGTGTGTTAATTTATTTGTACAATACTATATATACAAGAAAAAAAAGGGAGACCGAAGCCTCCCTTAGAAATTAGTGTAAACTAATGATTAGTCAACCATTATGTCGTCTACTCTAAAGATTCTGAAGTATTGGTTACCTCTAGCACTGTATGAAACATCTCCAAGAGATACAAATGGGTTTTCTACCATTCCGTATCTAGTTTTGAATCCGATTCTTGGCTGGAAATCATTCTCACCAACGGCTTTAACCATTGTTAGTGGAACGTATGGGCAGTAGAATAAACCTGCGTCATATGGGTTATTTCCTCTATAACCAACAAGTGCGAAATCACCAGTAGCATATGGATCAATATATACTTTCATTTTGCCGTTAAGCACACCAACAAAAGTATTACCAGTATCATCAACATTTAATTGTGTTGATAATGCAGGAGAGTAGTCCATCATACCAGCAGCTGCAAGAGCAGAAGCAACATCAGAAGAACAGATTACAAAGTTACCTTTTCCTCTTCTTGTTTCTTTAGCAATAATATTTGCTTCTCTTTCTAGTTGCATGATAAGTCCTTTGAACTTCTCAACCATCCATCTACCATCTGAGTCAGTAGCAACATCAAAAGCACCTTTTAGTGCAACTGATGATTGTTGAGCACCTAACTTAGCTCTTAACATAATTGTTCTAACAACTTCTCTGTTGATTTCCGCAAGGATCTCAGCAGATAGAATGTTAGCCAATTCGCCTTCAGCATCCAACCCGTGGATAGCTTTAAGGTCTTGAGCAAGTTCCATTGTGTACTCAGCTTTTAGAGCTCTTGACTTAGCAGTTACAGTTGATTTCTCAATAGTAAATGCCATTTCACCAAATACGCCGTCGCCTGAAGCGCCAACACCAAGTCTCTCAGCAGCAGCAGTAGCGATACCGATACCTGTTCCACCGATTGTGTCTTCGTCTGAAAGGTCAGAGTTAGAACCTGTAGCGTCAGTTACACCTTCAAGACCAGTAACTAATGCATTGTGTGTACCAGCACCTGAAAAATCAGTGTCTGCTTCATTGAACAATGCTTCTGCACCAGCTTGTGAGCCGTATTTTGATTTCATTGCAAAGATAAGTCCTGTAGGACCAGTCATTGGTTGAACACCAGCGATATCATATGCAATAAGGTTAGGCATTGCTCTTCTAACTAGTGAAATCAAGACAGGATCGAATTTTCCGATATTATTAGGAGCAGTTCCTGAACCCATATTATTGGCTGCAGCTGCTTCTGATATCATATTTCCTTGTACCTGTGCTGATTCTTCTCTTAGAGCAATTTCCTGGTTTTCTAACAATCTAGCTGTAACAGCTTTCTTGTAACGGTCCTGGATTTCAGGAGCACTGTTGTGCTCGAGAACTGGACCCCATTTTTCGATTAATTGTGAATCTGCGTTAAACATTTTTAGTTTCCCCTATATGTTTAGATTATTTATTAAATTTAGTAATAGCTTGTGTGTATCTAGCCATTGTGTCAGACACGTCAACTGGTGACTCGTCATTTCCAATGATACTTTCTACTTCATCAACTGATTCTGTAATATCTTTTTTGAAGTAAGATTCTTTAACAGTTTTAACTTTCATTTCAAAAGTTTCTTTGTTATCGTAATCTATATCTTCTACTAAAGATGCTAATTTCTCAGCCTCTGTTTCAGCAAGCCCTGAAGACTGTTCTCTAACCACTTCAGCTCTTTCTAAATTAGAAACAGATTCAGTAAGTTTGATATTTTCTTCGGTTGTTTTGTTTAAGCTTTCTTCTAGTTCAGTAACGGATGCAGATAATTCATCTACAAGGTCAACTTTACTATCAGGAACTTGAACATAATGTTCTGCGAACACTTTTTGTAATGAAGACATGAACTCTTCAGCAATTTCAGTTCTTAAACCGTTATTGATGGCAACTTCATTTTCTGTCATCCAATTTTCAACTACATAGTTCAAGTAGGAATCTACTTTTTCTACAAGTGAAGTTTGAACTTCAGTTACTTCTTCTTCCAAATTGTGAGCATATTCAGCTTCGAGTCTTTCAACCTCTTGAGTGAGCTTAGAAGTTAGTACCGCTTCAAAAATCGCACCAGCCTTTCCTTTAAATTCTGAGGAAAGAGTTGCTTCTTCTGAAATAAGCGCATCTAAATCTTCGTCAAAATCAATGCTTTCTACCTTAGCTTTAACAACTTCACCGTGTTTTTGGTCGGCGCCTTTGCCTGCAGGTACTGGCATTTTTTTAACTTTCTTCTGAGCATCATCAACAGACTTGATTGAATCTTCTTCTGAAGTCTCATCTACTTTAGCCATTTTGGCATAAAGCTTTTGAGCATCTTCTTTTCTAGCTTTCTTTAACATATCAACAGCAGCTTGAATGACTCCAGCCTTAGTTTTAGGCATAGAAACGGAAGGAGTTTCCTCTTTTACTTCCTCTTCTTCTTCTTCAACTTCGTCTTCGTCTTTCCCTTCAACAAGAGAATCCTCGTCTAAAACAATCTCATCATTCTCAACGAGCTCTTCTGTCTGCTCTTCTTGTATGTTATCGGCTATTTTGTTATCGTCGATTGACATAGCTTTCTCCTATAGTTTAGAGTTTAGTTTAGAGAGGAAATTTTTAAAGGCTCTAATTTCAGTATCGCCCGATACTAATTTTGATTCTTTTATTTCAGTCTCAATTGATTCAATTTCTTGTGCAACTAGAACACCATTATTCCAGACCCAATCTACCCCCTCCATGATGCCATTTACAAAGGCTTCAGGAGCGGATGGATCTTGAACAATGTCAACGGTTGATAGCATAAAATCGCCACCAACATGTTGAACGCCCTGTTTTTGTACAAGAGTTCCCATACCACGACTAGAGACACCTAACTTCACACCGCCTTCTAATAATCCTTCAACTATTTTTCCCATAGGGGTTTGCAGTATAGATGCCTTTCCCACAACATCATTACCATCCCATCTAAGGTCAGTAATTTTGTGTGAAACTTTATCCAAATTAATAGTCGGTCCGTCAGGGTGATTTAACTCTCCGACCGCTCTACCAGTTTGAACTTGTTCTTTTATATATTTGTTAACGGCACTTTCGAGTACTTTCTTTTCATATACTCTGCCGTTTCTATTTTTCTTGTTGGCCTGCATAAACACGCCTTCAATAATCAGATTCTTTTTACCATTAGCTGCTTTTTCAACTATGACATCTAAATCTGTTTCTATGTATTCTGCTATAAGCTTCATACTTCTATTTCCTCGCCCATTAGCTTGATAAAATCATTTACTGATTTTTCAGCGTCTTTTGCATTTTTATAGTTATCGTCCAATCTTTCTCCATCAATATACGCGGAGAATTTATTACCTTTCTTGGCAATAACTACATCTAACTTTTTCCTTTTACCACCTCTATAGGCTTTTACCTGTTTTTCTCCAGATGCCAATTTAGTAGTCTTTTCTCTAAGTTCAGCAAAAGACAGCATTAATTATTCTTCCTCTTTTGTCTCTTTAGAACCCATAGAAGATGCAATTTCAATCTTCTTCGCGTCTAAAGCAGCACTAAGTTTATCGGCCATAACAGTGTTAAAGTTTTTACCAGCATTAACATTATCGCCTTTTTTCAAATCATTAATTACGTTCTCAATACTCATTATATTTTTTCCTCTTGTATATATTTATAAAAATTTAAATCCTAAAAATCAAGGTCATCATCTTCTTCATCACCACCAGCTTCTTTTTCCTTCGAAATCTGGTCTTGCATAATCTTGATTTCTTCATCATCCAGTTTTAAAACATTTTTAGTAACCCACTCCGTAGAGATAAACTTACCCATATAATTTTCAACTGAACCTAACATATCAAATCTTTCTCTCCATATCTCAGCTTCTTTTAATTCTGAAAAATAGTTATCCTCGATATAGTTAAATTGAATGCTTTCTTTCCACTCTGACCAATCTTCTTTAGTGATAACACCTGTCAATAAAAGCTGAGTTTTAAGTGTTTGCATAAATAAATCACTAAATCTCTTTCTTAATCTATCAATAAACTTCTTAAACTTAACTTCGTCCCTTGATATTTCACTTGCTCTACCTAGGTTAAATCCAGATTCTTGTTCTAATCTATCAACCGGAACATTAAGTGATTTATATAGTTTCTTTTGGAAGTATATGATATCATCAATCTGACCAAGATTTTCTCCACCAGGTAATGTAGTAATTTCAGTACCACGGCCACCCTCTCTTCGAGGTAAGAAGAAATCTTCCAACATTGACATGTGTTTCTTATCATCTTTAATATTACCAGTGTTTGCATCATAAACCATTTTATTTCTATACTGACCCATAATATTTTTTAGATATTCTTCGGCCTTACCTTTAGGTAAGTTACCTACATCAATATAAAATATTCTTCTTTCAGGAGCTCTTGATATACGATAGATAACCAATGAATCTTCCATCATTCTTAATTGGTTAACTGGTTTTAAAGCCTTTTGTAAGAAACTTAAAATTCGTTTCCTACTGGAATCAAGTACACCTGAAGTACAATAAACTACTGCATCTGGGTGTATTTTTAATCCTTGATTATATTTACCTAGTGCATTATCTTCAAATAAAAAGTATTCTTTTTGACTTTTTATAATTTGGGCACCAGTTTTAGGATCCTTTTCTTCCTCAATTTCTTTTACTTTTCTAAGTTTAATTGGGTCAATGTATCTTAATTCTTTAATACCACCTTTTGGATTCTTTTCATCAATAATAATATGATATGGAAGTCTTCCATCAACATACCATCTACGAAAAATATCATGTCCATATGAATTAAAATTCAATAATGACATTATTTTTGCAAATTCTTGTTGTACTGATTCTTTAATCTTATCAGAAGCTTCTACTTCATCTAGTACCAATCTGACTGGTACATCATTATAATCACCACATATAGATTCATTTACAATATCTTCAATCGCAGCATCACACTCTGGTTGTGTTGCGATATCTCTATATTTAACAATTAAATCTACTTCAGATTTGGCTTTATCTCCATCCAAGTCAAGATAAGCTCCAAAGTGGCCACCTGCTTGAATAACACCAGCACCATCTTCATCTGTATTTGGAACAAATGATGGTCTGATAGGTTCTTCTTGTTGACCTTTTCGTTTTATCTCGAACCCAAATAATGAGAGTCCGTTATTTTCTGCCATATTCTAACCTCGCGTAATAATATTGTCCGAGAGACCGAGCTGTCCAGTAAATTAATACCAAGCTCTTTTGAAGTCTCTCTTCCAATACTATTTATAACCTCTTATGAAGTTGTATTTGATTCCCAATATTGTACTTGCAGTTCAACAGTGAACTCTTCAATTGCATTCTCATTTTCATAAGAAAGATCAATTGCAGAAATATTAGTTGGGAAAGTTCCTCTAAAAGTATATTCTTTTACAGGGTTACCTTCTTTATCTAATTGTTCAACGATCATATCTGCCATATAATCATTAGGATTGGCCAAACCAACATTTGCGTTGTGTTGATTAATACCATTTGACCATCTTTCAAAGGCGTCTCTTACTTTAAAGTCAGTATCATTAATAACCGTAATATTCCACGGTTCAAATGTTCTGTCTCCAGCCATAATCAGTTTTCTACCTCTAAAGGGAACCTCTACAGGTGAAAGTACTGATGCGGGTAATTGAGCAGCCTTACACATGAAAGATGATAATTCAACATCCCCATCAGCATACCCTGGAAAGTTCAAGGTTGCCTTGAACATATTCGCACGAGCACCGCCACCGGTTAGTCTTGATTTAAAATCATCAATTCCTAAAATTGCCATGTCTGTCTCCTATTAATTACCAGCTATTTCCGAGAATTCAACCCCGGATCTTGTGGCTACAAAGTTTAAAGTAATAAAGTTGATTGATCTTGAAGGCTTAATGAATATGTCTGCAACAAATTTATTACCATCAACAACTGCTGATGTATTATTTGATGAGTCACATACTACCCTAAAGTCTTCACAACCTCTTCGACCTTTTACATTTCTCAAAAATGGTTCAACTAAGTTCCTAAATTGAGCTCTAGTAAATTCATCGTTGAATTCAAATAGTTGTGCTTTAGCAGCAGTACTAATTGACTTCTCTAATACGACAAATAATCTTCTTACATTTATTCTATCAAATGCAGAAGCTCTTCCAGCAAGAGTTTTATCTCCGAATAACATAGTTCCCTGTCCTGGGAAAGATACTAATGGATTAACTTTACCTACATAAAGTTGGTCTCTTTGCGTTGCTGTTGGATTATGAGCAAGTTTTGCGACTCCTAATAGTTGACCTCTGTTCACACCTGCTGGTGAGAACCATGCGTCAGCCACGTTGTCTACATTTGCACATAGTCCTGCACATAAACCTGCAGAACCTATCCAATCATATACATCATTATATTTGTCATACACATATACTGCACCTGAATCAAGTGAAGCGTATGATGACGCGGTTAATGTACCTTCATATTCCAACACATTATCAACTGGAGTAGTTGCGTTTTTTGTGTCGTCGATTGGTGGCGAAATAAATGCCATACAATCTTTTCTTCCTTCACATACTGAAATTAATTTTTCACCTATAGTGTTTTGAGTGTCTGCATCTGGAAATGCAAATAGTAGATTTACATCAACTGTATCTACATCTGCAAATAGATTTAAACCACCTGTAATGTCACCAGTTGCAACAGAAGTTGCATCGGATCCACCTATAAGTGAGTATGTTTTAACTGTACTTGGTGACGTAAATGCTGCACCAACTGCTGAAACGGCTTGACCCGCCTCTGCTAGTACATCATCATGTTCTCCAAACCAAATATAGTCTGATTTATTATTAATTACTTCTTTATAATACACAGATGATCCATTTATATCTTTCACATCAAGACCTTGTGATAAGAATCCAAAAGATTCTAACACTTGTCCCTTTGTTCCAGTAAATAAACCATCTTCATCTATTACTACAATATGTAATTCATCTGCAACAGATGCGGTAATGTTTCCTGCGTAAGGTGATGTTCCAGGAGCTTCAGCAAAGTTACCTTTGTAGTCCCAACCAGAAAATCCACCGCCTGCAGTACAAACTTCTACCTTTAAACTATTACCTAATGCACCAGCGTATTTTGCAGCCCAAACACCATCGATTGTTTTGCCAGAATAGTCTGTTTCATTTTTAATTAGTAAAGGTGTACCTGCACCTGCTTCATCATCAGTTGAAACAGCGTTTAAAAGCCCTGTTCCTACCCTGACAACTTTAAGTGAACTACCATATTTTAGAAAAGATGATGCAGTTAAAAAGTATTTAGCTGTAACGTGATCCGGTGTTCCGAAAACAGAAGCCATTTCGTCTTCAGATGAGACTGTTCTGATTTCTTCTACGGGACCCCAATTATAGCTGCCAGCAAATCCACCTATAGAAGATGAGACTGCCGGTACGACGTTCGTTGCGTCAATTTCTTTGAACTGAACGCCTGGTGATACTTGAAATGCCATCGCTTTATCCTCTCAAATTGAGTTAGTTAATATGTTTCATAATACGAATTTTCACTACTATTATTTATAAATAACCATATCCTAACTTTTATTCATCATCATACATAGAGTTATATGTATTAGGCTTCAACCACATATCTCTGTCTTTGAACTTAATTAGTATGTTTTTGGCCAGATTTTCACCTGTAGCCTTTCTATAACCCTTTGTTCCTGGGGTCGAATTAATCTCTATAAACATTGGTGGTGTTTTTTCTCTATCTTTTGAAGGAAATATATCAACA